ATAAAACCGTGGAGGTGCTGAATGCCCGGCAAACAAGTGATGGCGGCGGCGAAGAAAACAAACAGCGCCTGCATAAAGTTAGGAAAGCTGAACGAAAAGCAAGAGTAGTTCATGCGCTCGACAAAGCGGTATGTGTGCTATGGCGGCGCACGAGGTGGCGGCAAGAGCCACGTTATGCGCATCATGGCGATATACGGAGCTATACAATATCCGGGCATAAAGATACTGATGATACGTCGGCAGTACCCTGAGCTGGAAGGAAACCTGATACAGCCCATGCGCCTGCTTGTGCCGAACACGGTAGCGGAGTACAACCAACAGCTGCATCAGATGTACTTCGTCAACGGCTCAGTGATAAAGTTCGGACATTTCCAAAGCTATCAAGCTGGCGACGCTGAATATCGAGGTCAGGAGTTTGACTGGATATTCATAGACGAGGCGACACAGTTCACGGAGGACGAGTTCCGATTGTTGGGCGGCTGTCTGCGTGGCGTAAACAACATTCCTAAATATTTCAGACTTAGTTGCAATCCGGGCGGTATTGGCCATAACTGGGTCAAACGTCTGTTCATCGACCGCAAGTTCAAGACGGACAGCGAGAACCCGGAAGAAAACGAGGACCCCAACGATTACGAGTTTGTGTTTGCGCGTGTCGAGGACAACACCGCACTGATGCACTCCAAAGACGGCAAAGAGTATCTCAAAATGCTGTCACAGCTCCCAGAGAGCATACGCGAAGCGCACCGGCAAGGCAACTGGGACGCGCTGGGCGGCAACTACTTCCCGGAGTTTTCGGAGGACATACACGTTTGCAAGCCGTTCCCGATACCCGAACACTGGAAGCGGTACAGAGCTTTCGACTATGGCCTTGATATGCTGGCCGTTGGCTGGTTTGCCGTAGACGAGAGCGGGCGCACATACATGTACCGAGAATTGCAGATGCCGAACCTCACCGTGTCGGACGCGGCCAATGCTATACTGAGCAACACGGCTGTCAACGAAAAGGTTGAAGTTACATTTGCGCCTCCCGATATGTGGAACCGCCAGAAAGACACGGGCAAGAGCATGGCGGAGCTGTTTATGACGGGCGGTGTTCCGATAATAAAAGCGAACAACAACCGTGTTCAGGGCTGGCTTCAGGTAAAGGAATTTCTGCGAGTGGACGATAAAGACGCACCGGGCTTACAGATATTTTCTACATGCCGGAACACGATTGAGTACATTCAGGAGATACAAGCCGACGATCTGAACCCTAACGATTGCGCGAAGGAACCGCATAACATTACGCATCTGTGCGATATGGTTCGCTACTTTTGCATCAGCCGGACGCTGCCAGCGGATATGCAGACCGAAGCGGCGGCGCGTGACGAATTTGAGGACGAGGAAGAAGATTATGAAACGGCCATGACGGGCGGTGAAGCGACCGTGTCTTACATGACCGCATGATGGAGGATTGAATGACGTATTTCTACATTCTGGCCGGTGTGCTGGTTGCGACGATTATTTATTTTGGAATAAAGTTGGGACAGATTGAGAACGACGCCGATGCGCTGTACGACATGCTGATATCCACGGCACAGGCCGTCAGGACATGGGGCGAAGCGCAGAATACGCAGACAGAACGAATAGACGCCATGCGAAACGAGCTTGACGATCTGCGCGGCGAGTTCGACGCATATAGCGAGGAATTTGGCAAGTGCAGCGATCTTATTGAAGCGGCGCGCCAGCATGAGATAGCCGAGGAAGAAGCCGCGAGAATGCAGAGGAAGTCACAGGAAAAAATTCAGGACGGGATAAACAGCATACTCAACTACGATTACATGACGGCCAACAAGAAGGGTGTGAGCGATAATGAGTGAAGATATGCCGCTGAATGAACGGATATGGAAGCAGTTTTAGAAGGGCCTCGACTTCAACACATAGATTGGTCTGCTCGATAACGTCAAGGCAAACGAGGACTTCTTCATCGGCAGACAGTGGGAGGGCGTGGACAGTAACGGGCTTCCGACTCCCGTGTTCAACTTTCTCAAACAGATTGTGCTTCACCAAGTGGCCACTATCACCAGCGACAACATAAAGCTGCATTGTTCCCCGCTGAAAGCTGCGGCTAACGACAAGAAGCTGGAAACGCTGACGAGCATAGTCAATGACGAGTTTGCGAGTCTGTTTGAGCACAACCGCGTGCCGTCGCTTATGCGTGAGTATATGCGCAATGCGGCGGTTGATGGCGACGGTTGTACCTATACCTATTGGGACACGGAAAACGAAAAGATTTCCACCAAGATACTGGACAACTCCCGTGTGTTCTTTGGCAATCCCAATGACAGACACGTTCAGACACAGCCGTACATACTTATTTCGCGGCGCATATTTGTCAAAGAAGCGCAGGAGTACGCCAAGGAACACGGCGGGCAGGCCGACGCGGTAAAAGCCGACACAGACGAGAACAACAGTAACATGGATATTCTGGTAGACGGGAAATGCACGGTTGTCCTCAAGATGTGGAAAGACAAGAAAACCAATACCATTCATGCCGCCGAAGCGGTTAAGGATGGTATCGTGCGCCCTGAATGGGATGTAGGAATAAAGCTCTACCCGATAACGTGGCTGAATTGGGACTATGTGCGTGATTGCTACCACGGGCAGGCGTTCATTACAGGGCTTATTCCGAACCAGCAGGCAGTAAACAAGCTCTATGCCATGGTTGAAATTTCGCTGATGATGTCGGCATTCCCGCGTACAGTGTTTGACAAGACCCGCGTTCCGAAGTGGACTAACCAAGTGGGCGCGGCAATCGGAGTCAATGGCAGCGTGGAGGGTATCGCAAAGATACTGGAACCAGCTCAGATAAGCCCACAGGTCGGGCAGTTCATAGACTCTTTCATACAGAACACGCAGAGCTTCACAGGAGCCACCAGCGCGGCGCTGGGTAACACAAGGCCGGATAATACGTCGGCAATCATAGCGTTGCAGAGAGCGTCGGCAATTCCGTCCGAGATAACGAAGCAGAACGAGTTTCAGAGCATAGAGGATTTGGGCCGCATATACACCGAGTTTATGGGCGAGTATTACGGAGTGCGTCAGGTAGATCAACCAATCAGCAACGTCATGGCTCCTGAAGCACTATCTTTCGCTGGGATAGACCCGGACAAGAAAGTTCAGGCAGATTTCGACTTCTCCGTTCTGAAAGATGTGCAAATGTCTATGCAGCTTGACGTTGGTGCAAGCTCCTATTGGAGCGAGATAGCGTCCATGCAGACGCTGGACAATCTGCTTCAGCTGGGACAGATAGATATTGTGGACTATCTTGAGCGCATACCTGACGGCTATATATCCAAGCGCGAGGAATTGCTTGACAAATACAAGGGGCGGCAGCAGCAGGCACAGGCGGCTCAGATGCAGCCGCCGCAGAACCCGGAGCAGCCGCAAGCCCCGTAGCCTTCCGCAGACGTAGCAATAGAACCCCGGCAGCAGATGCCAGTTGAGGGCGGTCAGGGTTACAAGGCGCTTCAAAGGAAAGTGAACGAAACCGGGAACGTAGCGTAAACAGCGGTCAGACCAGACCGTTATAAATATGCAGTATTATTCATATCGGCCAACCATAGCCGAGAAAGGGTATTCAGATGGACGAAAATATTACCGGGACCGCGAACACCGAGACAGCAGCGGACGACTGGGACAGCATGGATTTCAGCGACGTATCGGACAACACCGCTCCGCAGAGCGCGGAGCAGAATGACGATAACGAAAGCGAAACCGAAGCTGACACGGACGCAGCGGAGGGCGAAGCGGAGCAGGGAAACGCGGACACGGCAGAAGCAAACCAGCAGAAGCCGGACGCGCAGAAGGGCGAGACAGCGGAAACCGACGCGCAGAACGCGGCTGAAAGCAACCAGACTTTCAAGCTGAAGTATCTGGGCGAGGAACGCGAGGTCAGCAAGGACGAAGCCATAACCCTTGCGCAAAAGGGTATGGACTATGACCGTGTGCGGCAGAAGCACGACGAAGCAATATCGGAGAACGACAGCCTTAAAGAGAAACTTGCTCCCATAGAGGAGCTGGCGAACAGTCAGGGAATGACGCTTGACCAGCTTGTGGAGCAGACGGCGGCAAGCCTGCTGGCCCAACGCGAGGGCATAGACATGAGCATAGCCGTGGGGCGCGTCAGAAACGATATGGCGGCAAAGAAGCTGGAAAAGGAAAAGGCGGCGCTGACGGCGCAGAAAACCGAAAGCGACAACCGCACGGCGCGTATGCAGGCGGATATAGAGGCTTTCAAAGCAGCTTATCCCGATGTATACGAAGAAGCGGCCAAAGGCAAGTCCCCGATACCGCAGGAAGTGTGGGATGCCGTAAACCACGGCGACACGCTTATGGCGGCTTATAGCAGATGGGACAGGGCCAGACTTCAGAAAGAGCTTGCCGAGCTTAAGACGCAGATGGAAAAGGCACAGCAGAAAGAGAAGAATAAGGCGAGGTCAACCGGCCCGCTCACCAGCGTGGGCGAGGAAACCGCAAAAGACGCGATTGATCTCGATTGGGACAACGGGACTTAAAGCCCCGTAGAATTAAAGGAGAATAAATCATGGCTATCAATCTTTTCACTAAATATGAGTAGAAGGTCGCAGAGCGGTTTACGCTTGGTTCTCTGACCGATTAGAACGCGGGCAAGGACTACAACTTTGTTGGCTCCAAGACCATCGAAGTGCTCAGCATCGACACCGTGGCCACCACCGATTATATCCGTTCCGGCACTCAGCGTTTCGGCGCTGTGACCGAGCTGGGCGACACCAAGCAGGAGCTTACCATGTCGCAGGATAAGGGCTTCACCTTCTCCATCGACGCGGGCAACGCTGCCGAGCAGTTTAATATCAAGCAGGGCAACGCCTGCCTGAAGCGTGAGATCGACGAGGTTGTGACTTCCGAAGTCGATACCTATCGCCTGACCAAGTGGGCGGCCGGTAATGGTCTGACTTCTGGCCACACCATCCTGACCATGAAGGACGGCACGCTTGCGAAGAACACCATCCTGACGGCAATCTTCACCGCGTCGGCTACCATGAGCGACAACAAGGTTCCCCGCACCGACAGGACTATCTACATCCCCGAGCTGACTTATGTCCTGTTTAAGCTGTCTGATGCCGTCATGGGCGTTGACTCCATCGGAGCCGAGAACATCAAGACCGGCTATCGCGGCACCATCGACGGTATGCGCGTTGTTACCGTGCCGTCCAGCATGTTCCCGGCCGGCTTCAACTTCATCATCAAGCAGAAAAACGCCACCGTTGACCCGTTCAAGCTGAAGAATTTCCGTGTCCAGAAGAACCCTATGGGCGTGGACGGCGACGTTGTGGAAGGCCGCTACATATACGACAGCTTTGTGCTTGACTCCAAGTGCAAGGGTATTCTGGTGTCCAGCACCTCCACTACCTGATAAAAAGCAATAAGGGGCAGGAAATTCCTGCCCCTTTTCTTGAAAGAGAGGGTGAATGTATACGGCAATTACAGTACAAAACATATACGATGCCGCTCTGAAAGTGATGGACGAGGACACGGACAGTGCATATATCAGCAGAACGCCCGCGCTTGTCAACACGCTTATAGCAGAGCTATACCCATACACCGAGGATTACGACGGCAGCGACCGCAACGGCTGGACGGAAGTATCTGCCATGACCGACGAGGTAGTTGACTTTGACAAGACGCTGCTGCTTGGTGTAATGCCTTACGGTCTGGGCGCGCTGCTTCTGGTATCTGAAAATCCGACACAGGCGAATTTCTGCTTGCAGAAATATCAAGAGGGCATAGCCCAGTATCAGCAGAGCAAACCGGCGACGATCTCCAGCGTGAGCGACGTTTATGGTCTGGCATATGACGCGGCAAACGCCGACTTTGGTAGGTGGGATTAATGGCGACGATAATTGCGCCGAACAATCAATCC